ACCATTTGACGGAAATGCAGAAGATAATGTGATTGTCGCTGTGTTTGATGTAGATCCAGGATCTGTAAATCTAATTGTATCACCTGGATCGAATCCAGTTCCCATTGTTGTAATGGTTATAGTTGGTGTTCCATTACCGTCTGTAACAATTTTTGCTTCTAAAGTGCTTAAATTACCTGTACCGCTTGTTTGATCAGGATTTATACCTGTATGTGTTTGAGAAGCTTGAAAATTGGTTACACTAGAAACTGTTTGTGGTGAAGATGCAGATACAGAAACTTCAGATGTTATTCCTGATACATTGATCTTCATTCCATCTTGAAGACCATGGTTTTTGTTCTGTAAATAGGAAAAGGTCTGAAGATTATCTGTAGGTTGTGGGATTTGATCTCCAGTATTAGACCAATAATAAGCATTATCACATTCACCAACCCAACCTGTTTGGTTTATTCCTGATGGTAAAGTTGCAGTACCAGAAGTTATGGAAATCGTTGTATCTACTGCAGTTCCATCTGCTAATTCTTGTGAGTTAAAGTAAGGTCCATCAAAAAATGATATTTCTGATAATGTCCAATTGGTTTCATTTGTTGCATCATAAACCAATTGATGCGGATGAACATCTGGACTAACTAAAAATAGAAATGATGCCGACTGTATGTATTCTAATGCATTTACTTTAGCATTTGTAATAAATGGTGTGTCTATTTGATAAGGATTACCAGAATCTAATAATTGTGTTTTGTTCTTATAAAACCTGACATAGCCATAAGTTATAGTGTGTGTGCCAGTACCAGCATTAGACCAACTTATAACAGAAAGCCCTGTGTTGGTGCCTATTTCGTAAGTTGTATCACTTTGTCTTTTTAAATAATAATCAGTATTAGCAGATAAACCCCCAGGCAAAGTGTCAGTTGTTGATATATTAACTAAGATATTATCTCTATTTAAAAATGGAGCTGATGTGAAAGTTAATAATAAATCACCTGAATTATTACTTGCAGTAACAGTTTGAGAAGCAACTCCAAATTCTAAAACGTAGTTGTTATCACTGCCAAATCCAATGGTAAATGGTATGAGCTTTACAGCAGATGCTTCATTGCCAACACCTAGTGCATTAGGCTTTGATCTAGCAACAAACTGAGTTCCTGGTCTTCTTGCTAATCCACCATTCGGAGTAACAACAAAGTTTGTTAGCTCTGATGCAGATTTAGAATACAGTTCCTCATCAACAAATCCCTGAGATTTGACAGCAATCTGTCCACCCCAGAAGTTTGTTTGAGTTTGGGTTACTCTCATACTACGCCGTTAGCAGTAGAAGCAGAGAATGGTTTGAAGTTACCAGAATAAGTTCGCGTCCTTGACTCAACCCATTCATTAGATTCAATAACATCTGCAGTACCAACTTGAGCATCAATACTTCTAGCTTCTGATAGCACTTGCTGATACTTACCAAGCATAAGATCTCTAATCTGTGCTTGACCTGTAAGGTCCATAGCAATTTCAGATGCCAAAGACATTGCTATTGCTTGAACCAGTTGTGCATCAAAGTCTTGAGTATCGTCTATACTTGTCGGTCTTTTGATGTATTTGATTTTTGCAGTAGTTGCATTGGTAAGAAGAAACTGACCTTCTACCTTGAATGGATAATCAAAAACGTCACTTTCATAAAGATTTAAGACTCTTAGAACAATGGTATTATCCAGAACATAGGCATAGTCATATTCAAATGGAGGAGTATAACTAGCACTCTGAGATAATGTTGTTCTTCCTGTCATACAATTCCAAGGATGAGCACGAAGGACAGCATCCCTAACGTCTTCAAATCTTAATTTACAAGCCCTAGCTCTAGCATTAGGATCGTCAAAAGACGTTATTGTTCCATCACCAATATTGTTTAACGCAATATTTGATATCTGAATTGCCGTTGCCATTAAGATTTTTTCTTAGTGGTTTTTTTTACAGATGGTTTTTTCCATGTAGTCCATCCTTTATTTATTAAATCTTGATGTTCTTTAGAATCGACTACTACGGTTTGCTCTTTGTTTTCATCATCGTAAAAAGTTACTTCACTCATAATCACCTTTTAAAAAGGGCTGCCGAAGCAGCCCAAATTAAATCAATCTACAGAATACCAAACACAAAGATTGATTGTTTTGCTTGCAGCTAATGTTGCAGCAGCGGTTGTGATAATAATATCGGTTTGAGCAGTATAAGCATGACCAAATCCGTCAATACCCGTACCACTAACACCACCAATAATAGTTACATTACCATCTGAAGCATGTGCTTTAGGATGCATGTAATGAACTTTATTAGCATCACCACAAATTGATGCAGTAATGAATCTATCTGGATCAGCAGAATCACCTACTGCTAAAGTAGCAGATGCATGTATGTCATCTGTTACCATAATGACTTGCCATACCCTTGAACCTTTAGGCAATCGAGCCATAGCAATAGTAGATCCAGCACCTTCATTACCATCGGTTTCGTAAGTGTCATATTGAACACGAAGTCTTGCTCCATGTTCAGCGACATTTACCATTTCCTTAGGTTGATTTTGGTCAAACTTCGTAAAGTTTGCTCCGTAATTAGTTGTTGCTGACATTATAATCTCCTTTCAAACGATTAAGATGATTTATCTACTGGTGCATCCTGACATTGAATCTCTACAACTCTTTCTTCTTCAAGTCGTGTTGCTCCAACTGTCATGCGATAGTAGATGTATTGACTGAATCGTTTGTCGGGTCGTTCTGAGATCCTGGCTACAATGTCTTCCCAAACACAAAGGCCAATGCCTCTGCGGTGAAAAGCATAACAATAATGATTGTCTTCTGATGTAACCTGTGGGACTTCAGTAGAACCTGAATACAACTCAGATCCAGATGTGGTTGGGATTTTTTCAGTTCGGATTATGTTAAAACCCATAAACTGATTAAGATCTCCAGCAACCAATGCTCTGATCTGATTGAAGTCTGCACTATTAGTTTTTGTTGAAGTCAACAAGTGTGCTAATTGAGCAGCATTAACAACTAAGAACAGGTTGCTATTTCCATTGACATCGTAATCGTCTGCTTCACTAGCACCTAAACGCTTACGAGCATCAATTAATTTACCTACTGTCAAAGGTTGTGCATTTGAAGTATTTTCACCATCAACTGCAAAATTGTTTTGAACAGAAGTAATTTTCTGTGATGAAGGTAGAGCAATAGAAGAACTAGAAGAACTGCCTGATGTAGCAGAATCTCCAGTAGATCCAAAAGCATTACCTTTCAGAGCACCAATGATTTCTTCATCCATTGATCTTCCCATTGCCATAGCAGCATTTTGGGAATATGCAGATGCAGGATCGATTAAGAGCCTGAGTTTGTCAGGATTGTCAATCATGTCACCCCAATCATAATCGACAGGTGTTACCCTACGTCTATCATGTGGTGTACTGATCAAAGGACTGTCAGCATGTCTGCTGGTTACTTTTTGTGCAGCAGTTGCACTAATACGGTCCATGAAAACTTCTTCACCGACCTTACCTGATTCTAAAGTGACTGCATTACGCAATCGACTTCCCATCTGTTGGACGAGAAGCTGTACATTGGCATCGAACTGTTTGACGAATGCCGTTGTGATTTGAGTGGACATATAAAGTCTCCGCAATACGTGAATAAAAAAACGCACATTTGCGGATTGTCCACATGGGGTCCGCTGACAAAATCAATTGCCAGGGGTCTAAAAACCTTGTCTGGACTAAATCAACCCAAGTAACTATAGAGCTTAGTCATCTTCTCAACGGCCTCCTTATGACCAGGATGGTATCCGTCTTGATATGCAATCCTAAACTCTGAATCAGCTAATAAATCGTTGATTTGTTCTTGGGCTGAAGCTGCATTCATACCACCAAGAACTGCGTTATTTGATCCTGGTAATACTGAATCTTCAGCTAACACTTCTCCTATTCGGGCAAATACTTTCAATAGTTCTGGATGGTTTCCCATACCAGTTTCTTCCAAGACTTTTACCGCTTCAGGAGTAGCAAAATTCATAAATGCTCTGCGAGCCATTTCAAGATTGTGGTTGAATTTGTCACCCCATTCCTGTTGTAGCTCTTGCAGGTTTTCTACTTCAAATTGCTCAAACTCTGCATCTTCCTCATTCATGCGGTATTGCATGTCTTGTTGGTAGATATCGTATAGTGCAGAGGCTTGGTCATTGTTTAAACCTAGTTGATGAGCAATCTCTCTATAGTTTGCTGTATCTTCTGGTGAATGATCACCTAGTTGATAACCATCATGATCTTCTGGTCTTCCTAAAGCATTATAAACATCATCATACGATTCACCGCTTTGTGGTAAACGTAGAAGCTGTTCTGCAGGAACACCCATTTTTTTAACTAGATTGACGTAGGACTTAGCAAGTTTGTCTACGCTATCAAAAGTCTGTAGTGATGGTTCTTCATTCAATCCATCTGGTAATCCAGTAGGATCAAACGATAAAGTTGGTTGTTGTTGTATTGGCTGATCTGAACTTAACAGACTACCGCCAATGGCTTCTGAGGAACCAGCATCTGGGCTTGGTGCTGCTTCAGAAGTTGTCATCGATGCTTCGGTCATAATTCTGTTTCATCATGGTTTGTATTCGATCCGCATCTAAAGAAACATAATTCAGGATTGCGAGGACCACCGATCTTCGTCCTTCG